AGATTCGGCAGTCTTATTATCAATATCATCGCAAACTGTTAAGCGCAATCCAAATCTTAAGTTTAGCTTTGCGTCTTCGCAAGACTTGTAAGCCTCTAGCAATCCAGAGATAGAGTCGTCAACAAGATGTACTTTATCTAGATTGAGTTTCTTGGCGATGTCAACGATAGAGCTAGGCTCGTCTGGATCGCTAGACCCTGCTTTAGACAGGGTAAGCACAGATTTGCCAAGGCTATAATGAGATTTAAATAAAGGGACAGCCGAGTACACGCTTAAGGATGCCCTTCTTCTTGGCAAAGTCAATCAAAAAGTCAACGTATCTTTGCGCCAAAACGGGCAACCATTGTACTCTTTTTTATTTATTAATTTTACCTTAGGGTCTTTCAGCAACGATTCTTTATCGAATGAGGATCTAATAAATTTATCTTTCTCGTCTGAGCCTATATAAAATGTTGCTGGTAATCTAGAAGGGCAGATCCATTTGCCTTCCACGTCGCTGCCGCACATCCATTTCTTCTTAAAAGATTTGGCGGCAAGGTTTTGAGTGGCCTTCTTTTCGTCGAAAGAAGATATGTATCCAGCTATGTAACTTAAATAAGTCTTGAATCCTTCTAGCTGTTCTTGCGTGGGCGTAGGGGCCTGTTGTATAGGTTGCTTTTTGAATTTTAAAAATATAAAGGACACAGTCGGAATGTATCCCTTTGTTTTAAATACGGCCAAAGAATACATTAAATTTTGCAAATTAAAGTCTATCTCTTCTTTAGAGAATTTAGCTTTACTTGATTTATAATCGTAAATCTTATACTCTTTATCATTAAATTTTGCTAGCTTATCAATAAAGCCATTTATAATATAGTCATCTTCTTCTAATTTAAACTCTGATTCCGCTTCTACTAAAAGAGCTCCGTTGCAAAAAAAATCACTTTGAAGCCCAGTTTGAATCATCATATAAATAAGATCCAAATTTTCTTCATCATCAACTTTGAGTTTCTTTGCATTTTTTAGAATTAATCTATGGATGCAAGGGTTTTTAATTACACCGGCTTTACCGGAACACAAGTCTTCAAAATACTTCTTGTGTCTGTCTGTTAAAAGAAGCTCAAAAATCAAATGACAAATTGTTCCTCTAGAGGCCCCTGAGTTAGAGATATCTGGCAATTTGAGAACGTATTTGGTATAGTAAAGCCAGCTACAGCCTTCAGCGGTTTTAATTTTGCTGGCGCTAAGCTTTATTTTTTCAGTAGTGATCATTGAATTGAATTATACCAATTAGTGATAAGAGATCTATCTTTTAAATGCATTTCTCCGAAATCTTTTGCCCCGAATGGAAGTTTAATTTCTATTTGATTAGAGTCAAAGTAATTCAGGAGTCTTTGCTTGGCTGATTCTGCTGCTATATTTCCAGCTGCATTATTGAAGCTGTCGTCATTGAAGGCTATTACTATCTTTTTTGGATTGTAACCGATAAGGGAATATATAATTTTTGGAGAAAGGTTCAAGCCAAAAGAAACTATAGAATTATTAATTCCATTCTCTCTTAAAGCTAGCATGTCGCCAATGCTTTCAACAAGGATAATAAATTTAGAATTTTTGATGTCTTTAGCATTTACTTTCAGAGGAAATGCCCATTCTTTCTTGTCTCCGATTAGTTTCCACTTTGGCCTTCCTTCTAAGCTCATTTTGGATATATCTCTACCGGCAAATCCAACGATTTCATCCTTGCAATTGAATATAGGAAAAACATATCTATTGAACATTTTTCCAGTAGACGCAACGCCAGATTGGAATGGAAGAAGAGTCTGGCTAGAGATGCCTCTATTTTCCCAGTAAGAATGGTCTCGCGAAAGCTTTATAAGCAAAGACTTATCAAAAACAGTTGTTTGACTAGTTGTTACTTTTTGTCGGTTGTCTTCAGACCGAGAAGTGTCAATTCCTTTTTCAGAAATCCACTTCTTTGCTTCGTCTATATTTTTGAGCTTAAGAGTTAGCCTGACAAGATCTTCAATAGATCCGCTAATATTTTCTTTAAAGTCTACCCATTGCCCAGAATTTTTCCAAATTCTTAAAACATTATCGTTGCCAGAATCTCTATAGAGAGGCCTTGTCCTGTATTCTCTCCCGTGATCGACTAGAGTATAGCCAATATCGTTTAATATCTGTCTTACAGATTCGCAATCATTCATAGAACTTCTCCATCGCCAGAGTCGTCAAGTTCGGGCCGCAACGACTTGGCAGATATAATATCTTCCAAAGTCCCAGTTTCTTCAACATTAAAATTGTTAATATTGAAACTTATATAATTCGGAGCATATTTAATCTTTTTGCCCTCTTTGATTCTAACTAAATCGTGATGCCCAGCAGAGTCTTTTCCTTGGAAGCGAGTCGCTAGAGGAATTAACTTGTGAGAACCGAACTCTATTCCGTCGTCAGCAATCTCTTCTACGCTCTTGCGCCTGAAAATAGCGACAAAAGAAGCGTACCATTGCAATCGATCAGACTGAGAAATCGCGCTGCTGTCATCTACGCCATTCTCTGCGCTTCTATTTAGCTGGCAAGCTGTTAGAATCGGAACATTTAATTCTAAGCAAAGCTCTTTAAGAGCATTGACTTTATCACCAATTAGTTGATACTCTTGCTTATTTTTATCAGATTCACCAGTGAGCTTAATGTAATCATAAATAATAACGCATTGATTTCCGCGACCGACCTTTGAGAAATACCAGCGCTTAACGATAGATGCCACTTCTTCAATTGGCTTTCCAGCTACTTGAAGGTGATCTACTTGATTGCTAAGAGCTTTGATTTTGCTTTTACTTTCTTCAAATTTTTGGAATAGATTAGCGTTCTTTTTCCAGTTGCCAGTTTCCAAGTGCCAAACAGAAATGCCAGTGATAGATGAGGCTATTCTGAATTTCATGTCTATAGTCGACATTTCAGTGTCTAGAACAAGCGCTCGGCATCCTTTGTTCATAGTTGTGACCTTAATGGCTAGATCGTTCAATATGGTTGATTTGCCATGCTTAGGTCTGCTTACCCATGCATATATATTACCGGGACGGATGCCTCCGTAAAGACGATTGAAGTTTTTATAGGGAGTAACTAATCCAGTATCTTGAACTGGATTGTTTCCGCGCTCTTCAATTATTTCTATTACATTAGCTGTAATGTCTTCTGGCTTGTTATTCTCAGCAGCATAAACGCAAATTTTGTTATTGTAAATTTTATCTGATTCGGTTATTATTTCTTCGATTTGTTTTTCTGCACATGAATTAGCAAACTTTTTAATATCGTCTCCAGTCTGCTCTATCTCTCTTCTAATCCTGAGTTTGAGAAGCTCTTTAGAACCTTCAATTACTCCTTCCTGAGAAGTCGGCACAAGGCAAATGCTGTTGACATAATTAAATATATCAATAGATTGATCCTTGAATGTGATGCCAAGGTTCTTACATTTCTGAGAAATTAAAACCTTATCAATTGACTCGCCTTTATTGAACGTTTCTTTAAAAACGCAAAAGATAGTATAATGAACCTCATTAATAAAGTCACTGTCACTGATAAAAGATTCAACATCTGCGAAAGAAGTTGGATGCCTAATTAGACCAGACAATACGTATTTTTCTACTTGGAGAGAATAAATGGCCATTAAAGATTGATATTAAATTTGTCTTTGAAAAACTGCTCCGACAAGTCTTTTACTTCGTTTTCGTAAACTTCAACCAACTGAAACTTATTTAAAACCAGCCACTTTTCTTTAGCGACATCTCTTTTGATTGATTTTAAATAGTTGAGTCTAGAGTCTCCGTGGAAGAATTTATTGTAAGCAGAGTGTTGCTTACCATGAACTTCCACAGCTATTCTTAAAGTAGCATTAACTATATCTACCTTTAGCCTAGACCCGAATACAGGAAACTCCTCATAAACTATATGATTCTTCCAGTATTTTTTAAGAAACTGTTTTGTATTAAACTGAACCTTGGAGCGAGAGGCGGCGTCCCAGTCTACCAGATACTGGGAAACATTTTTGCTTGCAACTTTACCATATATATTATATAGCTTCACTTCTTTAAAGCGCTAATGAATTTATTAAAAAGGTACTTAGTAATATGCTGATTTTCCTCAAGGAAGCTCTTCAAGTTAGCTTCTCCTTGATGTTGCTTAGGCATTTCGATGTTGTTGTCGGCTAGCTCTTTAATAAGCTCATCTGTAATGGTTATCCAAGCACCCTTGGC